TCGGCGTCACGCAGCGAGAACCTGGAGAAGCTCCTGGCCGTGAAGCGCGAGGAGCCGGCGCCTTCGCTTGCGCCCGTGGCCGTCCAGATTGAGCAGCCGCTCGCGCCTCCCGTGCCGGTCACGCTGCCGGTGGAGACGCCCAGGCCATGACCCTCTCCGCGCCCAATGACGGTCTCGGAGACGCTTCCGCCAAGCTCCTGAATGCGCTTCAGGTGTGCGGCTCGGGCTCCGGGGGCGCCGGGGAGCATCTGCTCGTCCCTCCGGGGCGCTACCGGTTGACGCGGACGATCCGCTGTGAATCGGTCGCGGGCATCGGCATCCTGGGCAGCGGGGGGCGCTCGGTGTTCCTCTGGGATGGTCCCGCGGGCGTGCCGATGTTCACCCTCTCGGACGTGCGGGAGAGCGCGTTCCGGGACTTCCGCATCTCCAGTAATCCCTCTCGGCCGCTCGCGGAGGCGTTCCGTATCGAGAACGGCGGTGGCGTCAAGGTGGCGCCGACCGGGCTGCGCTTCGAGGCGCTCACCCTCGACGGCACCAATGACGGCGGGCTCGGCATCGGGTTTCGTGTCTCGGGACAGGGTGCCGGGGGCGATAACGATTCGGACTTCCACGCCTGGCGCGACTGCTACGTGAACCACGCGGCGGTCGCGGGCTGGTCGCTCGAAGCTACCCAGGCCCACGGGCTGCTGATGGAGGGGTGCCAGATCCGCGGGGGCGGGCAGTTCGGCCTGGTCGCTGATCGCTGGCAGGGCAATGGAGGAACTTTTCACTGGAGGGGCGGATTTATCGGCGGCTGTGACGTGGCGTTCCGGGTCGGCAACAACGTGGGGCTGCCGAGCACCGTCGAGAAGGTCTCCCTGGAGGGCTGTGGACGGCTGCTCGTGACCGGGGGGCCCTCGGGAGCTCCGCAGCCGCTCTCGCTCCGGGATGTCCGCTTTGCGAGCAATTCCCTCGCGGAGGATGGCGTGGTGATCGACTACCGGCACCCGGGACCGCTCGAGCTGGTGGGGTGTGTGATCGGAGACGACAGCAGCCGGCCGCTCGTGGTCTCATGGAACCCGATCGCGGATTTGCGGGAGATGGTGCCGGCGTTTCGCATCACGAGCTGCCTGTTCCGCTCGGCATTCGGCGCGGCGATGTTCCTGGGGAGGCGACCGACGACCTGGGACTGCTCGGTGAAGACGCCGGGAGGAGCGGTGGGACTGTGAACCGCCGCCACGCCGAGCCCCAGCGCGTCCATCCGGTGCGCTGCAGCACGTGCGGCCTGCCGAACGACGAGGCGGTGGCGCTGCGCTTGATGAACCGGCTGCCGGAGCGGGATGACCTGGCGTGGATGCTGTGCTCGGAGTGCGGGGCGAACACCTGCCCGGAATTGCAGGCGCTCTGCGCGAGGCAGGCGCTGGGGGAGGAGACGTAGTGGCTGGATGTCCGTTTCCGTCGGAGGAGGGTGATCGGCTGATATACCCGGAGATGTTCCGTCTGCGGAAGGCCGAGACTCATGCTCGGAAGGTTGAGACGGCCGCCCGCGCGCTCTATGACCTGCTCCAGGAGAAGCCCCGCCACACCGTGGACAGCGCGCCGTTCCGGGAGGCGGTCTGGGCGCTGGGTGTGGCGCTGGGGGTGGAGGGCAAATGACAGGCTATGAGTGTTACGCGGTGCTCCATCAGGACATCCGCACGATTCGGCGAGGTGAGCGGCGCCCCACGGGACCGGAGCGGCTGGATGGCTTCCACGCCTCCGAGCATCAGGCGGTCCTTGCGCGGGACCGCTGGGCGAAGCGCCGTCCGGAGTGTCGCTTCCGGGTGGCGAAGTTGGTGGAGGGGTGATCCCCTGCGCCCGTCCCGACTGCGGCGCCCTGTTCGCGCCGAACGTCTCGCGCCATCAGCGTTACTGCTGCCGGCGCTGTGGGCAGATGATGGACATGCGGAACTATCGCGCTCGCCGGGGGGCTCGGCCGCATTCGCGCGAGGGGTGGGCGCGATGATGGATCTGGGGCCGAAGTGGTAGGCACGGGATGGCAAAAAACGGACAGACACAGACGCCTAAAAAAAGGGTGGAATGGGAGGCACGCTTCCTCCAGGTACTGTCCGAGGGGAACACGGTCTCGGAGGCGTGCAGGCTCGCCCGTGTCGGTCGCGCCACCGCTTACGAGCACCGTCGCAGCCGTCTGGATTTTGCCGCGCGCTGGAAGGATGCCGAGGATGCCGCCTGTGATATGCTGGAAGCTGAATGTCGGCGGCGTGCTCTCGAAGGGACGCCGAAGCCGGTCTTCTACCAAGGCGCCGAGTGTGGCGAGGTCCGCGAGTACTCGGATACGCTACTGATCTTTCTCTTGAAGGCCAAGCGGCCCGAAGAGTTCCGCGAGGAGACGATGACACCTAAGCGGTTCATTGCTCTCTTCGAGCAGATGGTGGAGATTCTTCGGGCGGAGGTGGGGGAGGCGGATGCAGCCCGCGTTGCTCGGCGGTTCCAACTGGAAGCTCTTGGAGTCGTGGCGAACGGCCACAGAGAATCAGGCGTGGCTGCAGCCGCCGAGCCTTGATCGCTCCTTCGCCCGCTACCGCCGCGATCCGGTGGGCTACGCAGCGGACGTCCTCCACGTGCGGCTCACGCCCGATCAGATCGCGGTTGCCGAGAGCGTGCGCGACAACCGTTACACGCTGGTGAAGGCGTCTCACTCGGTGGGGAAGACGTTCATGGCGAGCGTCCTGGCCTGTCACTGGTACGACTGCTGGCCGGAACACATCGCGTATGTGACGGCGCCCACCTGGCCCCAGGCGCTCGGGCTCACCTTCAAGCAGGTGAAGCGGTTCCGCCTCGATCATCGGCTCCCCGGCCGCATCCTGGATTCGGGGCAGGTGGTGGACTTCGACCGGCGCCTCGCCACGTCCCACTTCATCAAGGCGCTGAACGCGGAGCGTGGGGAGGGCTTCCAGGGCGAGCACTCGGCACCGATGCTGATCCTGATCGAGGAGGGTCCGGGCGTCCCGGCCTACATCTGGGATGCGATGCGCGGATTGATGACTCACGAGGAAAACCGGTGTCTCGTGATTGGCAACCCGACCGACAAGGCGACGGCTTATGGGATCGCGGCCGACAATCCGCTCTACAACGTGCTCACCATCAACGGGTTGGAGCATCCGAACATCGACGCGGAGCTTCGATGCGAGCCGCGCCCGTTCCCGGATGCGGTGAACCTCCTGTGGCTCTACGAGATGCTCGGGGACGAGTGCGAGGTGGTGGACGTCCCCACGGGAGACACGTTTGAGTTTTGGTCGCTCTCGGTGATCGAAGCCGCCTTGCGCGGAGAGCCGATCCCGGAGGGCGCGCGGAAGGTCCACTACCAGCCCACGGGAACGTTTCAGGGCCGTGTGCTCGGACAGTTTCCGACGCAGGCGGATGAGAACGTGATCCCGGAGGCGTGGCTAGCGAATCTGCCGCTGCTCACGCCGGAGGGACCGCCGATCATCGGCTGTGACGTGGCGCGGTTCGGCTCCGATCGCACCACCATCTGTGTGAGCCGGGGCGCCTGCGCGATGGCGCTGCGCGAGATCCGGCAGATGGATACGGTAGCGGTCGCCGGGGCGCTGATCGCGACGGCCGAGGAGTGGGCGCGAATCTTCGCGGAGGAGACCGGCGTGTCGTGTGCGCCCGAGCAGATCCAGATCAACATTGACGTGACCGGAGGGCTGGGGGCGGGACCGTATGATATCCTGAAAGCGAAGGGCTACAAGCGAGCAGTGGCGGTGAACAGCAGCGAGCGGGCCCAGGACAAGGAGCAATATCTCAACCGGCGCTCGGAACTGTGGTTCGAGACGCGGTGGAAAGCCTACCGCAAGGAGATGGACCTCTCGCGGCTGCCGCTGGAGGTGCGCCGGAAGCTGTGTCGCGAGCTATCACAGCCGAAGTACAAGAACGACGGTGCGGGGCATAAGGTCGTGGAGGCGAAGGACGTGACCAAGAAGGCACTGGGGGCGAGCCCGGATCTCGCGGATGGTTACAACCTCTCGCAGACATTGCCGGGGTCCTGGGCCGAAGATCCCCGGATGCAGGACTACCTGAAGAAGCTACAGGGAGCGGCGCGGTAGGAGCAAGTGATGGCACTGAAGCCGAGTGAGGCGTTCCACGGCGCGGACTTCGCGGGTCAGGTGGCGGAGGCGGAGAAGCGCATCGACGCGGCGCTGAAGGCGCAGGCACCTCACGCATCCTCAGGCGTGCTCTCCGTTGACGTTGACGTGCGCTGGACGCCTGCAGTGATCGCCGAGCTGCTCAAGCATTATCAGGCGGCGGGCTGGACGGTCGAGCGGGTGCGGAACCGGCACGAGCGGGACTATCTACGCTTCGAGGCGCGAAAGGGAGACTGACATGGGCGTCGTTGCAATCCTTGCTGCTGTGGCTGGGCTGCTTGCCCTCGTGGCGCTCATCCCCACGTGGCGTGACAGCTACTATTACCCGGTTTCGGTGGCCGTTCTCTTGCTTGCTATCGCGGTGTTCCTCGTAGGCGGGGGACATTGATGCAATACACCTGGCTCACGATCAAGCATCGGTTTTTCGTGTTCCTCGCCTGCCGCCGCGTGGGGGGCATCTCGCTGTGGGCCGCGCTTATCCACGACCTTAGCAAGTTCACGCCGGCCGAGCTCCCTCACTACCAGCGCCAATTTTTCGGCGACAAAGGCGACCCGCAGGGCTTCGCGCGGGCGTGGCTGCATCACCAGAACCTCAACCCCCACCACTGGGAATACTGGATCCCGCGCAGTGGGCACATGCGCGGCGACGATTCGACCGAGCCGATAGAGATGCCGGAGCCGTTCCTGCGCGAGATGGTCGCCGATTGGATGGGGGCGGGTCGCGCCTATACCGGCTCGTGGGACATGCGGGAATGGCTCACGAAGAACCTGCCGAAGATTCGCCTCAATCCCATCACCCGCCGGCGCCTCATGATCATCCTGACTGATGAGCTGCACGTGCTGCCCTACGAGGAGACGCTACCTCGATGAGACTCTTTCCCCGCCGCGAACCGCCTCCTGACCTCGACGCCATCGCCCAGAGTGCCGCCTCCGCTGCCGTGGCCGCCTATCGCGCCGAGCAGGAGCAGGCCCGCGAGAAGGCGACCGCGCAGCTTGCCGAGTTCAGGGCGGAGATGGAGCGGGCGCAGAGCGTCGGGATGATGGGCGCTCCCCCTCCCGTGCCCTCGAACGGACGCGGCCGGCTCTACGCGCGGGACGACCTGTACAACTGGACCGTCCCCCACGCGCCGACGTACCACCCCGGCAGCCTCGTGGACATCCGCACGCTGAGGCGGTTCGCGCAGGTGTATGACATCTTCCGCGCTCTCGTCAATCAGCTCAAGCGCGAGGTCGAGGCGGTGCCGCTCACGATCACGGCGAAGGACCCGAAGGACGACCGCGAGGAGACCAAGGCGCGCATCATCGAGGTTCAGGACTGGTTCGACGTGGACGGCGGGCTGGGCGGAGAGGACTGCTCGCGCGCCGAGTTCGAGGGGAAGGTGATCGAGGATCTCCACGTGGTGGGGCCCGCTGCCATCCACCTCGCTCCCACGCGTGGCATCATTCCCAATGCGGGCGGGCGAGGCAAGAATCTCCCGGGCATCTATGAGGCGGTGCCCATCGACTCCTCCACCATCCGCCCGGTCGTGGATCCGTACGGGTTCCCCGAGCGTGGCAACGAATACGAGCAATGGGTGATGGGGCTGCGGCATCGCGGGTTCTCGCGCTCGGAGATGTACTGGCGGGGACTGTTCCCCCGGAATGACAGCCCCTATCCCGACTCCCCGGCCGAGTACCTGGTCCTCACCATCATCGCCGCGATGAGTAGCGACAACTGGAACCGCTCCTGGCTCACCAGCGGCACCGAGCCGGGCAGGATCATTTACCTGCCCGCGGACATGACGCCGGACAATGCGCAATTTTACATCGACCTGTTCCTCGGGATGATGCAAGGCAACACCGAGAAAAGGCAACAGATCTTCTTCATGCCGGGCGGTCCCCAGGGCGCGACTAATCCCACGCGCCGTGACCACGATTTCCAGGAGTTCATGCTCTGGCTGGCGCGCCGGTGCGCGGCCGTGATCGGGGTTCAGCTCGCGAGCATCGGCTTTGTCGGCGAACAGTACAAGGTCACCCAGGACGCTTCGATGGATCAGACCAGCGACGTGGGGATCGCGGCGGTCCTGCGCTACCTGGAGACGTTCTACAACTACCTGCTCCGCCGCCGGGGCTACCGTGACCTGATCGCCCAGTACCAGACCGAGAAGGACGAGGACGTGGGGGAGCGGGCGGTGCGGAACGTCTCGCTGGTTAACGGTGCGGTCAAGACCCCCAACGAGGCACGCCAGGACGAGGGGCTCGATCCTATCGACGGTGGCGACGTGCTGCTGGTGCCCTCGACGCTGCGACCACTCGACCAGGCGCTCAATCCGCCCGAGCTTGCCACCGCGCCGGGCGCGGAGAGCAGCGGGGACGCGGCGGCGCAGAAGTCCCCCGCCGAGCAGCGTGCGGCCGCGCTCTCGGAGTGGGAGCGGCGCGCCGTGGCGAATCTCCAGATGCACGGGCACGCGGACATCCGCCACCGGGACGCGTCTCTCTCCGACGAGGAGCGGGGCGAGATCCGCGCGGGGCTGCGGGGCTGTGAGACGGAAGCGGATATCCGGCGCCTGTTCGAGACGTGGCAGGCACCGGAAGGCGAAAATCGGAAGGCGGAAGGCGGAAATCCGACACCGGACCCATCGGTTCCGCCTTCCCCATTTTCCAACTTCCGCCCTTCGCCGGTGGAGTTCCCGCCCTCCTACCACACGACGGTGCAGGCCCACGAGCGCAGCATGATCGGGCGGCGCTGGGCACAGCGGCGGATGGCGGCGGAGCGGGAGGCGTAGGGTGGATGAAAGCGCGTTCATCAAGCAACTCCGTCGGGCGGTGGCGAAGTCGAAAGCACGGCAGTATACCGTGCAGGAAATCCTTGCGTGCGGCTGCTGCCCGATGACGCATCACTGCGAGCATTGCGACGGGCTGCGTCAAGCGAATGCGAAACGCGAGGTGGCGGACCGCCTCCTTCGGGAGCCCAGCAACGTGGAGAGGTTGCTAGAGATCATTGATAGGCGCGAGCGTGCGGAGCATACCGCGTGAGCACCTCCGCCCTCCACGCTGCCATGCAGCGCCTCGGCTGCGGGGAATCTACGCGGCTCCTGCGCTGGCTGACCGAGGATCTGGACGCCGTGCGAGAGCATCTGGGCGAGGCGGCGCTCTTGGAGTTCCTGCGGGGCTACGTGGAGGAGATGCGCGCGAAGAGGAAGGCGGCGGCATAATGGCGGGAACCGATGTCCCTGAATGGGCACTCCGGGCCGAGAGGGACCTCATAAAGTACCTGGAAGGAGAGGTTGCCAAGCGTGCTCCACAATTGTCCCCGGCGATGCGAAGCCAGGTAGCCCGCGAGGTGAGAGACAAGCTCCTGGCGCAGGCGGAGCGCGATCTGATCGAGGGCCAGCGGTGAATCTCCTGCTCGTGCTCGCGGTCTTCGCACTGGGCTATGCGGCGGTGATCGCGTGCGGCAGCATCGAGCAGGCGATGGAGGCGGCGGCGCGGGAGATGGAGCCGTGAGCGAAGAGGGGTTTGGATGGATGTTTGCTGGAATCCTCATCAAGCTGCAAGGTCAGCAGGTGGAGTTGACGACCTTTAGCGGAAAAGTAATTCTGGGCGAGGTGATAGACGCGAACGGGGATGTGTGTCGCATCTACCAGGATGACGGGCTTCTGGCAATCGTAGACACGAACCGTATCGAAGCGGTGGGGATGACACTGGATGGGGCGATTGCTCTGAAGGAGCGACTTCCGGCGCGGATTACCCATAGCGCCACCTTCCCAGGGAAGCCGGTTCGGAAGTGACCGCCACCCTCCAGCGCCGTCTTCGCCAGCCGGTCACCGATGCCGCGTTCGCGCGCTTCGTGGCGGATGCCTCGGCGGATGTGCGGGAGATCGTGAAGAGCCTGGCCTCCGGGAAGATCAGCGTGCCGGAATGGGGAGGCGTGATGCTCGACGCACTCGCCGAGGCGCACGCACAGGCGGCGTTCCTCGGGCGGCAGCGCGCGGGGGACTTGGCGCCGTTCGACCGCGACGATCAGCGCTTCGGTCAGCTCGTGGCGCAGGAGGAGTGGCCGTTCCTGCAGGGCTTCGAGCGCGATTTGATGGCGGGGAGGTATACGAGCGCGGAGGGCGGGCTCGACGTGGCTGCGGTGGGGCGGCGCGCGAACCTCTACGTGGCGCGGACGTGGGGGACTGCGAACGAGGCGCTGGCGCTGACGGCGGATGAGCCGATCTGGTGGAGGCTGGGAGATGCGGACCACTGCCGCTCGTGCGTGGCGCTGGCTGACGGAAGCCCCTACCGACCGGGAGCGTTGCCCACCGTCCCGCGTGGAGGAAAAACGGAATGCTTGGTATCTTGTGCTTGTTCGCTTGTAACGGCGAGCGGACTGCGAGGCTTCGCCCCGTGAGACCGCACCCTCCAGCGGACGCCAAGCCGATTGACTGTCTCGTCACCCTGGGAGGCGGTCAGGGCCGCGACCGTCCGCTGGAGATACTCGGATTCATCTGGGGCTTCGTGTGCGGTGTTGCAGTCGGGCTGCTGCTGGCGAGCGGGCTGCGGGGGTTCACGCCGTGAGCGATGAGGTAAAGCTGCTTTCACCCGAGGAGGTGACGCAACTCAGGCAAGACTGGGCTGCGCTCTCCAATGGTCGCTTGCAACAGCGCATCGTGGCAACGCTGGAGTGCCTTCAGGCGGAGAACGCGGCGCTGCGGGCGGAGCGGGAACGCTTTCGCAGCTGTGCCCTGGTGGAGGATCCGCCGTGAGCGAGCTTCGCGTGGTGTTCGATGGACCGCCGGGGCCCGAGGGCGGGCGCTTCGTGGAGTGCGAGAACGCGCGGGGCGAGAGCGTCACGGTCGGAGAGTGGAGAAAGCGTGATGATGGGCGCTGGGAACTGTTGCTCGATCAGGCAGAGGTCCACCCCATGTTCACTTCCACCCAATTCCTGGAAGACGAGGATGCGGCTTTTCTGATGCTCGCGAGCACCGACTATACCTTCGCGCGGCGGCTGGCGGAGCTGCTGCGGGCGCGGAAAGAGGGGCTTGACCCGCACCGGCTGCACCGCGGAGAGCCGGCGGAGGTGCCGCCGTGACCAGCGCCGAGGAACTGGAGGCGCTGCGAGAGGGGCTGCGCTCGAAGATCCGCGACCTCCGAGCGGGGCGGGTAGTCATCTCGTCTGAGGCGCCTACCTGGGCACAACGCGAGGCGGAGGATGTTGTGAGAGAGGCGCTCGCTGACGATCTGGAAGCCCTGATCCAGCCTCCCGCGCCGATGGACGCCACCGAGAGGGCGCGCTACGTGAACCGGTGGGAGACGGGCGCGCAGGGCAAGGGAATGGATCGCGGATAGGAGGCGGGAGGATGGCGGAGGAGAAGCGGCGAAAAGGATTCGTGGACAAGCGGGACGCCGCCGGTCGCCTGCTCTTCCGCTATGACCGCGAGCGTGATATCATAGAGGTGAAGCCATTCCGCTCCGAGCCCGTCCGCGTGGACATGCGCGAGGTACGGGAGCGGCGCGACGAGAAGGATTGAAGGCTTGCCCGCCGAGCGCGGAAGTCACATGACGGGCGGCTGCGCCATGACGCGGGCAGGAACTTTCGGGCGGGGGCACGGACACGGAGAATACAGGGAAACCTGGGCCGCCTGACGGAGACGAGCACGGCAACGAGCGGGCTGAAAGCGGAGCACCGACAAGAGGACCCGCGGAAAGATTGCTCAAGCAGCTCCGGCTAGACCGGATCGAAAC